CTGATATTCAAAGTCAGTGCCGACAATAACTTGCAAGGTATCAACAGTAGAAAATAAAAGTTCAAACTGTCTAATCTGTTGCTGATCGGTCAGAAACTCCGCAAGCTGGTCACGGGTCAGATTTAACTTACGGGAGACAGGTGCGGTTGCCATCAGTATGCCAATGCCTCAATCTGCGCCTCAAGGCGAACATAGGATACATGGGCATCACTATCGCCACGGAAACGTTGGATACGCCAGTTCCTCATGTGACCTTGCTGAAACCATGCCAAACGCTTTTGGCGGTTTCCAATCGTGCCGACTGAGATAAACTTTTCCTGTGAATAAGTCTGCCCATCCAAAGAGTAACTGGTGCTGATTTTTGGGTTCTTCCCTAGCGCAATGCTACCTGTCAGACTTACAAGTTCCATCTCGTTAAATATTGCACCGTTGCTCTCGTTATAAACAATCAATGTGCCAAACTCCCAACGCACCTGTTGCCCCCAATGGTGACCTGTATCTTGTACCAAGTAACCGATATTTGTGGATTGCGGGTCGCCCACCATCCACTTGTCATATACCCAAACCAAGTTTCTTGCTAGGTATTGTGAAAACCCAGATAGAGTTGTGGTCAGGGTGAACCAGACAGGAGTTTGTAATGCCTCAGATGCTGATGCGTCATAAACTATGGTGCGGTCAGGCAAATGAACATAAAGGTGTTCGTGATTCTTGTCATTTCTGGCCTCTAATTTGACCAAGGCTAACTGTGCCTCAGTGTATTCAAGTAAGAGATTATCGATTTCCTGTGTGCTGATCTTTTGAGTGGTTGCCGCAGCGCCCACGTAGATGCTTGGTGCTTCATTTCTTGCACTACCCAAAAAGGCAATGCGATCAATAAAAACACAACAAGCAAATGTCCCAATAACGCCCTTTTGAATTTGTGCGCCATCAATTCGTGCGAATGGGAATAGTTCACCACCCACGTTGTCGAATACCTCAATCGTATTGCGGTTCAAGGCAAAAATTTCATTTCGCAACTTTAGTAGCGCAACCACTGGGTCGGGGTCAACTTCAGAACTACCATACTTCAGCGGATTAACTTGGGTTGGGTCAGTTAGTTCTGTGACGATCAAAAATTCGCCATCGGTGGTCATGAAGTAACCATCTACCCATACCACATCAAGCACAACGCCCAAGTCAGGGTCAGTTACTTGAGTCAGAGTTGTGCCACTCCAGTAATACAAGCGACCACCAGATGCAATCGCAAGTAAATCAAAGCTGTAATCAAAGGTTACCAGTTGATCTGTTGGCCCACCTACATCGCCTAATATAGTCACTGCGCCTGCGCTGTTGATTTCCACCAGCTTTGTACCCATGACTCGATATAGGTTGCCTTGCCAGTTGATGCCGCCACGGTCAACTCCTGGTCCTGTGCCGTTGGACACAATGCCATCGCCTGGTCGCAAAAAACCATTGCTGATGCCTGATTGTTTTGGAACAGGCACAAGATTCACTGGATATGCTGTACGCAGTTCAGGGGTGCTGTCGGTGTAGATACCGTTCAAAATAGGTATTTGCATTACCACTTCACCTTATCAGCCCAATATGCGGCACTCATCTTGCCCTTGGCAATATTTTCAGAATGGCGGGATTTGAATGATTCACGCCTTGCTTTGTCGGCTTTGGATTCGCCCTCACGCTTTGGTGAACCAGATACGCCCTGCTGACCAAAACGAATCAGCTTGACTTCATCACCAGCTTTTGCCACAACAACATGACTTTTCGTTGGATGACTTGGAGTGCGCTTGGGCTTATTGAAACCCTCAACGCCAGCACGACTTAGTCTTGGGTCTTTCATCTGAACCCCTTGATCTTTTCAGCAATCTTTTTAGGCTGCTTGGCAAACTGCTTCCCCGCCTTAGTAGCCTCACGCTTTGCCCGTGTGGTTGCCGCATACTCAGCCGCTGTCAGTGCCTTAATTGCCTTCTCAGGCAGATACCTTTCGCCTGTTTCAGACGATGGCTTTCCCGACTTGGTACGCCAGTTTTGGCTCGACCAATCTTTGAGGCTTTTTTGTGTGGCTTTCATTTATAGCCACCACCCTTTTTCTTGTACTCTACGGCCAACAGTTGGGCTTTTCGGGCTGACCATTCGTTTGGGTCACCGCCCTTTGTCCCTGCCTTAATTTTTTCAAATAAGGCTTTTCGCATGGTTGGCTTCGTATAGTTGCCAGCCGCATTGACTGAAGACTTGGGCTTGGTAGCCATTACGCACTCACAGCCTTAATCACAGCAAACGCAATAACAATGGCTTCAGATAATGAACCCAGAGAAATATTGCGCACGTTAATGCTTGCTGAACCTGCGGCTGATTGAGCATTCAATAAGTATGAACCAGCTGTGCCTCCGCTTATGTGGTTCATTATCAAAATATCGCCAGCTTCAATGACTGTGTTGGTTAAAGTAAAACTTACAGTTGTAGAGGCAGCCAATGCCGCACCAGCCAATGTGATTTGACCTGTAGATTTACTTAATGTTACCGCTGTTGATTTGTCAGTGAGTTGCGTTACTGTGCCACCTGAACCTGTAGCATAACCATGCTTACCAGTACTTGTAATTACTTGATTGCCAGTTGTGCTAAGACTTGTTCCTGTAGCTGCACCGATAACTGGTGTCACCAATGTTGGAGTGTTAGCAAATACACTTGCCCCTGTGCCTGTTTCATCAGTAAGGACTGCCGCTAAGTTTGCGCTTGATGGCGTTGCCAAAAATGTTGCCACATTCGCAGCCAAACCAGATACGCCAGTTCCAATTGGTAAACCAGTGCAATTTGTCAATGTTCCAGAAGTTGGTATCCCTAGAATCGGGGTAACTAAAGTTGGAGTTGTATTAAATACCAATAGACCCGTTCCAGTCTCATCGGTCATTGCTGTTCGTAGGTTGGCACTTGATGGGTTTGCCAAGAAAGCCTGCATACCAGCAGCATATGTAGTCTCAGCATTGATCTGATACCACGAATTTGTTGGTTGATAAAACCTAATGGCTGTTGCTGTGCCAGCCGCCAAAGAAGTTACCCCACCATAAATAGCAGTCGCACCATTCAGCGCAATCGTAAGCGATGTGATCTCTTGCGTAGTCGTAATCAGCACCGTAGTGCCATCAGGCACACCAGTATTCAATGGCAAGGTGATCGTGCCGCTTGCCAGTGTTCCAGCAGGTTGCAACAGCATCCATTGGTCTTGGCTGACAGGAGTTGGAACAGTGATGTTGAACCCAGAGCCAGGCACATAAAGATTCACCGACAAAGTTGGCGATGCAAAACTCTGTTGGAAAAACGTCAACAAACTGCCGATTGATGTGCGTCTTGCATCCCCATTATTCGGAGAGTAAACGGGTAACTGATCTCCGCTTGAAATCGTATTCAGTACTGGTAACTGGTTAATGGTTGGCATGACTGTCCTTAGTAATATTCGAGAGGCCCATCAGGGCCAGCAGTAACAGGGTTGGCTGGTGGTCTGATAAACGGATTATCGTAGACTCTCCAAGGCTTATTACCAGCACCAGCAGGCATTGTTGCCGGAAGTTGCTGTTCAAGCGGGAATGTGGCTCTTTGTAACAGAATGTCGTAACCCTGTTTGGCAGTGGTCTTGGTCTCAATCATTACTTGCTTGCCAAAACTTGGAGCAAGCCTGATGCCTAGACTGCAAATGATGGCTTCGTAAGCCGAATCAGGCACAAGGGTTTCTTCATCTAGGCTGCTGTCTTGTGGGCTGGATGGCAAAGGGTAACCCAAGCGGATGCCCTTGGCGTTCCAGTCTGCCATCATTGCATCTAATCTACGCAAGGCAGATTCAAGCTGTTCAGGCTGTAAATCGAACACGTAAGACGCAAGCCCGATTTCCTCAAAGGCTGCGCTTATGAATTGTCGTTTTGTATAGCCCATGCTGATTCCTCAATGTGTTTCAGAAGTGTCGCATCTGACCAGCGTTTGTCAACCTTCATGCCAATGGCTTCAGCCTGTTGTAGCATTTCCTCACGAGTTGGTGGGCTATCATCAACAGTCTCAACAACTTCAAGCATTTCAACTGGCTCATCAGGCACTTCAATAACTTGTGAACCGATGGGCGATGGGCGAATCTGCTTTATTGCTTTACGCTCTGCGGCATTGTCTTTTTTCAGCTTGCGCTTTTGCAACCGCAACTCCCGCCACGGGGCGAGAGTTTTGGTCTTAACGATTGCGGCTGACTTAATCATTTTTTCATTGGTGCTTTGCTAGGCTTACCAG